TGTTGTTACGTTGTACAACGTTGTCGTACTCAATCAGCCACGTTGCTACGTTGGCTATTGATTGATCACTTAACAACTCTGATACTGGATACATATCTGCATCTCCTTTCCCTCTTACTTACTTACTCTTCCTTAGCAATTATTTTGTTAACTTTTATCTTGTGATCTCTCTCTTGTCGTTACTGGAAAAAAATCCCTGCGCCGAAATTCCCACGTAATCATCTGGCTATGTAACTAATTGAACTTTCAACTACCTCGTGCGTGTGCGCCCACATCGACCCATTCGACCCGTATTCCACCGATCACCGATCACGCTCAAATCACGCTCAGGTGGCTCACGCTCAATACCCCATATAGGCCTTCTACGGGCTCTCTGAGCCCCGATACCCCCATTCTGACCCAATCACCCACGCTCTGCCCCTCTCGTGGCTCCCAGCCCTGCTCTGGAACTTCGGAATTCTCCGATCGCCACGCTATGACCAGCCTGTACAGGGTTGTCGTACTTTCATGATTTAATTCTCCTATCGGCACACGCACCAACGATCGTTCTGAATTCAGAATCCCTTCGGGGCAATTCAATTCGATTTAGTAGTAGAAGTGAAAAAAGCCAAAAGTATTTATCGCAAAAGCGGTGTACTCATTCGAATCATTATGAATCCCTAGGGAATTCGAATCAGGTGACGGAAAGCGATTGATTACTTAATTAAATAGAGACTAGATACATGCGAGAGATCGTATTGGTCATTACTGGATAAAGAATTCATTCGGTAAGGCGCAATAAATTCATCTAACAAATTGCAATATGCATGCACATGATGACGATCTACTTACTATCGAAACGATTACGAAATTAATTGTGAATTGCATGGGGCTAGTGAAGATTGCGGAGATTGTTAATAGGTTGATCATGGATTGCCATACAAGGTGCAGTCGGTAATCAATCCGCACGACAGAACAATGAAGTCACCTATTAACAATCAGCAAATCTACTTATGTGTTTTCTGTGATCACCAACTACTAAATAGACAGCGATCTATCTGCGGTTGGTGATTGCGGTGAATACATATCCTGTATTCAATTTCACCTAGACATGAAATGAGAAAATAAAATGGCAAAAAAATCAGAACACAAATTAACAATTACAGGCGGTAAGGGCACTTACTACGTGGCTGGCGGTTGTTCATGTGGCAATTTCAGCAAGTTTTCAAATCACGTAACTCTTCGTGGTCAGATTGGTTCTTCTCGTAAATTCATTAAAGAACAATTCAACATTCACAAGGCAGAAGCAGAGGCAGGTAACTAATTATGAAACAACAAACATTCGTTGATGCAAAAGGTGACATCGTTGCTCGTGGTCGCATCACAGAGATCGCCATTGATCTCCTACTCAATGACGGAACTCGCTTCTATTCAACAAAATCAGATAACTACACACTCGACTTCCTCAAGAATCTACAGATTGCAAAGGTCGTGAAGTAAATGACTGCAACGGCAACCTGCAATCGGTGCAATAAACACAATCTCGTATGGTGTCAGTCTAAAAAAGGTAACTGGTATTTGGCAGACCCAAAGACAGTTTCAACTAAAAGTGGAAATTACATAACTATTTCGTATGGACATAGGTGCGCTGTAGAACAGACCTATGAACGCAACGAAAGTTTCTTATTCGATCTTCAACCAAGGAGTGGTGCATAAATGAGCAATCGCACATCAAATTCAAAATCTCTCGATTACATCGCTAATCGAATTGCATTCAAAGCAAGCAACTTGTACGGCTATCTCTGGCCACTCTGCGGTGAATTCACACCAGCGATTGGAATGCTTCCAGCCGATTATCTCGACGAACTAAAAGGCGTTGAATACATCGTCTACTCATACGGCACACCAATCGCATGGTTCAAGAAGGGTGAATGGACTATCCCAGCACTCAAGTACTCATCAACAACATCGAAACATCAAAACTACGTCAGAAGGGCGGTTGCATCACATGGGCTCTAATTTCGCAAACGAATTAGCAAGTGGTGATCTTCTTAAAAATCTCGATCAGCAATTATCAATTCACTTTCAACACAATTGCTACCCACCTGTACCACTCATCATGATCAACGTTGCTATTGATGCGATCAACGCAGTCAATGCTGGCGATTATGGTTACGAGATTTTGTTGCCAGATGAAATCTCATTCAAGGGCTCACACATCGTGCATGCAATCAACGCGGTTGATGCACTTCGACTACATGCATGGATACAAGGAGATGATGAATGACGATTTTTATTCTCGCTGTTATCGCTGGCGTTGTTGGCGTATTAATTGAGAACGTATTTCACGATCTCTCTCAATCCCATCGTCGGCTCTAAGATCGAAACAGCACTTCGGTGCTGTCGCGTTGTTACGCAACGCCTGATGAGATCACTTATCGGTACACCTAGACATGAAACGGAATAACAAATGACCACAGATACAAAGACTCTATTCGTACCATCGCTTGCATCAACATCTCACTACATACCTCGCACATTCGCTGGCAACGTTGGTGAATTCGAGACATTCGATTACGCACTCGAACACAATCTCAATGTGCTCATCGAAGGTGAGACTGGAACTGGTAAGACTTCTGGCGTTATGGCGTACTGCGCTCAACGTCATCTCAACTTTTTCGCTGTTCCTTGCAACAGCGCAATTGACTTCACTCAGGTGATTGGCGGTCTATTCCCAAGTGCTGATCGCAATCTTGAATGGGTTGACGGCGGTATCACTCGCATCGTTCGTGAGGGCGGTGTATTGCTGATTAACGAATTAAATAATGCGCCAAAGAATCTTTCTCAGTACCTCATGTCACTACTTGATGATCGCCGTTCAATTACTCTCATGGGTAATGGCAACGAGGTTGTGACTGCACATAAGGACTTGCTGATCGTTGCAGATCAGAATCCAAATTATCGTGGCACTCAACTACTCAATGAAGCATGGAAAGATCGCTTCGAAATCAAACTGCGTTACAACTATGACAACGCGATTGAGAAGAAGATCGTTACATCGTCAGCACTTCTGGAACTTGCGAATGGAATTCGTTCTACATCGCGCCAGAATGAGTACGCATCAGATCGTGGAACAATCTTCGAGACTCCAGTATCGCCTCGTCTACTCAAGACGTTCGAGAAAATTGCTCGTGATCTTTCATACGACTTTGCAGTCGATAACTTCGTCAACAACTTTACTGATGAAGAACGCCCTGCGGTGAAGATGCTCATCGAAGGTGCTTCATACAACATCAAGGAAGAACTCGGACTTGCTGTTGATTCAATCACCACCGAACACGCCAGCGCGTAAGGAGATCACATGTCAGCAATTAAACTCTATGAAGATTTCCTTTTAGGAGATCAATCAGGGGCTCAAGAACAAAGGCGTATCGCAGATGAAAAGCGACAGAGACTTGAACGATTCACTCAATTCTTTGGTCGTGTGAACTCTGCATTCACGTTTCGCAAAGTGACTGTCAAGGTTGAGGACTCACCTATCGGTGCACCAGCGTGGTCTGGTGCATCGGAGGTGACATTCAATTCTCGTCTACTTGATCTCGATAGTCCGCAGTCAATCGCTGGCTTGAAAGGTCTTGATCTCCACGAGATCAGTCACATTCTCTATACGCCACGTGAGGGCTCTGAGATATTTGATTACGTCAAAGAGAACGATTATCTACAGGCGTACAACTGCCTCGAAGATCAACGTATCGAGACACTCTTTACATCGAAGTATCCATCAACGATTGATTGGTTCACAGCCACAATCTTGATTCACTTTGTTGATAAGCCAGAGGCATTCAACGCCTCTTATCCGTTGCTACGCGGTCGCAGATATCTACCTGTTGAATTGCGTGCACGTTCTCGTAATGCATACAGCAATCAATCTGATCTCGATGAAATCTGCGAGATCGTTGATGCCTATCGCTCTCTTATCTTTCCTACTGATACTGAACAAGGAAAAGATTTAATTGCGCGATTCCACAAACTATTGCCAAAGCAGGATTCACCTACTGGCGAAGGTCAAGGGAATGGCACACAGACTGTCACAGTACGGATTCAAGACCCGTTCGGACATGGTGAGAGGCCACAGGAGGGTATTGAGTCCTCCGTTGATTCACGCCCTGTATCGCCTCTTAAGCAGAAGCAAGATCGTGCACGTTCACAGGCCAACGATGGTGAAGATGACTCGGCTCTTGCTGATTCACTCCGCAACGATGATCTGGTGATCGATATCGATCTCTCTGGCGCAGGTGATGACAGCGATGACAACGATGACAGCGATGATGCAACGGATTCTTTGGATTCCGATAATTCATCTAATGGTAATTCTGCTGGTGATTCTGCTGGTGACATGACTTCAACAATCATTCAAGATTTTCTTAACGATATTTTGAATGACGAAAATGTTGCTAGTGAAATCAACGACATCATTCGACAAATTGGTGGAGCACCTTCTCTTTCTACCAATGATTCGAAAGAACCAAAGATCGATAACTATAAATTGCTAAATCCAAATGCAGATACATTCCATGCATCACTTTCTTTCGGTCGTGAATTAGAAAGATTGAAGGCATCATTCGACCCTGCGTGGGATAAGTACGAGTCACAAGGACGTATCGATGCACATCGCTATCTTCGCGGTGATGATCTCGATACAGTCTTTGATCAATGGAATGAAGGTCGTGAAGATGCAACTGAAATTGCATGCGTGATCATGCTCGACACATCTGGCTCTATGTCAGGAACTAAAGCAACGTCTGCATATAAAGCCATGTATGCAATCAAACGTGCTCTCGACAAGATCAATGCAGAATGTACTGTGATCACGTTTAACGATTCAGCACACACTCTCTATCGTGCATCAGAGAAGGCTGGCAACACTATTCGTGATGCTGGTACTGGTGGCGGTACAAACGCTGATCAGGCAATTAAGTACGCAACTAAAGTGTTGGCCGAGACTGAGAAGCCTGTGCGCGTTCTCTTTGCAATCACCGATGGAGATTGGTCTGGCGATCAAACTCTCAACGATGAAGCAATCAGTCGCTTGTCTCGTGCTGGTGTTCTCACAGCACTTGCTTACATTCCAGAGTATGAGTCATCAGCAAATCTTGCTGAGATCAACTCTCATAAGTGCGAGATCAAAGCAGTCGTGCGTAATCCAATTGACTTGATTGGAATGGCTCGATCAATTACTCGCTACGCGATCAGTCGCAGACTGATCAACAACTAACTGTCACGTCTAGGTGGCAACTGGTGGGGTGCGTTACTCGTGGAGGGCTGGCGCACCCCACTCCACACTTACAACTATTAATAGGAGAACAAATAAATGAAAGCAATCTTTATTTTACTATCGCTTTACGTCACCTATATCACCTATGTGAATATCGCTGAATATGTTTCACTAAAAAAGTGGGAACTGGAGAACAAATAAATGAAGTTTCAAGAATTAGAACTCGGTATTGAATACGGCGTTATTCCATCATGGGAATACTCATCGAAAGATAAAAAGAATCCAGATACAGTCGTTCGTAGACAGGTTGCAAAAGCAACTTTGGTGTCTCTGGATAAGTACGAGTACATTGTTTATCGGTCAGGACAAGCCGATAACGCAAACTTCAAGCCAGCACCTAAAGGTTCTAGAACTGTCGGTTATCTGGTGCGTTCAACTGATTGGGCTGATGCTGGAACAACAGATGCGGTCTATTGGCTTGCACGTCCTCAAGACATCATCGCTCCATACGCTGATCTTGAAGCGCGTTGGGTGATCAAAGAGGCAGAAGAAAAGGCTCAGATCGCCAAAGAACTTGCTGAACGTCAAGAACAAGAGCGCATAGAGCGTGAAGCAACGGCACGTGAACAACGAATTGTTGATTCATGTATCAAGGCTCTGAATTCAATTATCGGAACACAATTAACCGAACACATATCAGCACAGGTAGGTCGATCATTTAGTCATGGTGTGTATCAACCGAATGCTGAATTCCGACTCAATGGACGTACGATGCAAATCCTGATTGAAAAAGTACTAGAGGCCAGAGATGAGGTGGCGTAATGGAGACAGCAACAATTGATCGCGTAGAAAAACTACGTAGTTACTACGAAAAATATGATCATGCAGTCGGCACTACTTTCACAACAACATGGTGTGGGAGACGTCTCCGATTGCCTTATGTAGCAGAGGTGACACAACTTGAACGCGAGTACATTCGAGAGGAGTACGAAGGGTTCGAATTAATAATCACAAAATCTTCTTGGAAGTATCAAGAGATTTTTGATGTCAACGGCAATCATTTTAGTCACAGCAACGCATCGACAGATGAAATTGCTGGACGTGGAAAAGAACAATTCCGTACTGAGTATCTTGCTTTTGCATGGGAGATCAAAGATTATTACTTTGATGCAGAGTTAAATACTCCGCATGCTTTTGAATTTTCAGTTTTGTGTGGCCTTGGAATCTCGGATTCGTATGACAAGACTCGAAAGACTGCAATTAAAAAGTTAGACACACTTAAAAAAATCAAAGATGTCTTGCCACGTCTTATTGAAATCTGTGATGAGAGGTTGTTGATTGGTCATGATCAGAAAGAAAAGTACAGACCATTTAACGTACTCATTGGTGATGAGGTTTTCGTTCAAGCCCATGGGCGAAAGCGCAAGGGAATTGTGGTTGGTACAACTGGCTCACGATTTATCGTGGGCTATGTAACGCCAGCAAATCATCGTGACCTTAAGTACAAGACACTTGGAATGGAATATCTATGGGTGAAGCCGTAAAGGTCTGTAGAAAGTGCAAGGTCGCACAATCAATTGACAATTTCTTGATATCTAAGAGCACCAACAAGCCAACAGCACGTTGTGATACGTGTAGGAAAGAGTCACAACGTGCACACTACAAAAGATCACGTCCACACATCAAGGCGTGGATTTACGATTACTTATCGAGTAACCCATGTATCGACTGTGGTGAAAAAGACCCGATTCGACTTGAATTCGATCACAGAAGTGAGAAGCACTTCCACATCGGTAAGTCGTTTATCGGTAAAGCAAAGAGCCTTGACATCGTCCAATCTGAGATCGCAAAGTGCGATGTCCGATGCGCTAATTGCCACAGAGTAAAGACTCACAAGGAACAAGACACTTGGAAATACCGAATGTCCGTAGAAAGGAATCAGTAATGAAATTAACTCGCAGAGGTTGGATTGTGCTGGTTGTTATTCCAGCAATCGTTGCAACACTCTTTGTTACATGGGCAACACGTGATGTCTGTTATGTAGGTGAGAATGGAAATTTCTTGGGCTATGGCTCATGTAATGACATGATCGATCGTGTAATTGAGGGAGGAAAATAAATGAAAGTAAAAGATTTAATTGATCGTCTCAATCGAGACTTCAACAATCCAGATGAAGAAATTCTTGTTGCGTACTGGGACAAAATAACTGTCGAACAATATGCGGAAGTTATTTTGTCAGACAATCAATGGACTGACCTTGTTGCAGAGCAAGAAGCCCACGAGCCAATTCAATTTGAGCAGTATGGAGAAATACTGCAAGAGATCGCTTATGAGGTCGGCATCAAATACGAAGAGGAAGAGGATTAATAAATGGGATACATCGAAACAATCAGGATTACACCTGAGCAACTTGATCTCTGTGACAACTGCAATCAGCAAGGACTGAAAGCAAGTGGTCACTACGCAAACGATTCTTATGGAGAGGCAGTTATTTTCTTCTGCTTCAACTGCAAACGAAAATTGATAACACTTAAATAAGGAGAACGAATGTCAGAAGATCAAGACGATCTCGTTAAGTCACTTAGATTCGCCAATGAATTCCTCAAAGTTACTCGTGGATTTAAATTGGAGTCACAGCGACCAGACGGGTTGCCACAAGAACTAAAAGAACATCTTGCAAACGAACACTTGAATTCACTCATCGAGGAGCACGAACTAGAGCCAGAGATGTTGATCTGGGGCTTGCTACACATGCTCGAAGTAGTGTTGAAGTATTCGGGATTAAATCCAGAGGAACTCTCCGAAGTAATGGAGCAGTTTATTTACGCCGTAGAACAAACGCCTGAGGTATTCGAAGGAGACGATGATGACCACCGCTAGATCACAATCTTTAGACGGCATGACACCAACGATCACAAGTGCGCCATGTCAATCGACAGACCCAGAGATATTCTTTCCAGACCCAACTGATCACGAAACGATCAAGGTTGCCAAAGAATTTTGTGCATCATGTAAGACAGAAGTTAAAAATATGTGCCTGTCATTCGCTCTTGAAAATAAGATTCGATATGGAGTCTGGGGAGGCCTTACAGAGCATGAACGCATGAACCTTCGCAGACAACAGATGAGAAAGGAACATCGGAATGGCTGATGAGATCACAGACGAATTATGGTGGAACTGTGTTTACGAGTATGCACACATGGATTTATCTGCGCTATTCGTAGTAAAGATTTACGCACCAACTAAAGAATTAGCCATCGAAGAGGCTGATAAACAATTAATGGGATACCTGTTGCTACCTAGCAATTGGGAATTTGTAGACTGTCAGGAGACAACAAACTAATGAGATGCAAAGAGTGTGGCGCAAAAATTGTTTACGTAAGCATGACAGAACATGGAACATGGTCATGTAGTGACTGTGGTTGGGATACAGGGGTAGAGGACTAATGACTGACTGGCTTACAAGTAAAGACATCGCAGAACAGACTGGTCTGAAATTAGACACGATCTACACCTACAGACAGCGCAAGACGTTGCCTGAACCCGATTACACGATCGGCAGAACACCGCTATGGAAGCAATCAACTATTGATGAATGGAATTCATCTCGATCAGAATTGGAGATCAATTAATGGCAATTAAATATCGAGACTGTGCAGAGTGTGCAGATCAACATGATGTCAACGACATGTATCCCTATGAAGGCTGGTATATCTGCCAGCCATGTTTAGACGAATCATTCGTATTACAGGAGGTTAAGTAATGCCACAAGTAATTGTGTACATCGATCTTCCAGAAGATTACAAGGTTGATGAAGAACCGAAATTCATGGAAACAATTAGAGACACGATCACTTCGCTTGAGATGAACGATCACGTCACTTATTGGGAGTGGGAAATTCGTTAAGTAACTTTTATCTCCGCCAGAGAAGTTACTTCTAAACACATAAGTAGATCGCAATCTTCACTAGCCGTATCTAGTCTCAATAATTGAGATGCCCCAGATGAGAATCTGGGGCTTTTTTTTGACATCAAAGTTACTCGTCAGTAACATTACTCATCAGTAACATCATGAAGGAGGGTTCATGGCATACGTTGTTAAGCGTGGCGATCGCTACACAGGCTATTATCGCAAGGGCGGTAAACGCCTCTCTGCTGGCACATGGCCAACAAAGACCGAGGCCGAATATCACGCCATGCAAGCGGAGGTATCGGGCGTTACAGGGGCTTCCAGAGCCGTAAATGACCTATCTACCTATCTGGAGTCATGGCTCAAGAGTGCCGATCTCATGCCTATCACGCTCAAGGGATATAGATCAGTACTGGAAAAGTACGTCATGCCAAAATTAGGCGCGGTCAAAGTAACTTCAATTTCAAAGCGGGCGATCTCAGAGTTACTTCAAGAACTGAAAGAGCAGGGCGTGGGGTCTGCAACTATCCAGCAGGTCAAAGCAAGCCTCGGATCAGCCTTCTCGCACCTTGTGGCTACGGGTGAATTAGCCGAGAACCCCACTCATGGCATCAAGGTCAGAGCCCGTCATGCAGACATCGAGAAGATCATCGAGCCTGAAGAATTCAAAGAGATACTCAGTCACCTTCAGACGCAAGGTGCGAAGTTACTTGCTCAATTCCTAGTCGCATCAGGGTGCAGATTTGGAGAAGCCACCGAAATTCGGGTCAAAGACATCAATTTCAAGACAGGCGAGATATTCGTCCAGAGGCGAGTCAGCGATCTAGGCAAAAGCCATAGCAGTAGATTCATGGTCATAGATGCCACAAAGTCGGGTCATAAGCGAAGCCTGACCATAAGCAAAGCCTTACTACAAGAGATTCAGGACTATGTCTCAGCAAAAGCCCTATCAAAAGATGATCTGCTGTTTTCAAGGTTACTAGTGTGTGAACAAAGTAAACTAAAGACTTCTCGTGGCGAAAAGTCTAAGCGACCATTCGCCCAAGACGGAAAACTGTTCCAGCATGGAACGCTGTACGCCTATACCCATGGGCGTTGCAGGTGCGGTGAGTGCCAAGAGACGATGCGAGAGTATCGCCGAAAGACAAAGCCATACCAGAAGCAACAGCGATTCATCGACCAAACGAGTCACCTGCCACGAGATGTATGGAGAAAGATATGGAACAAAGCAATAGACAAGTCCGCAATTGGTTGGACTCCTAGAACCCATGACCTACGGCACGCTAACGCCACCCAACTTCTAAAAGGTGGGGTGGACTTGCACGAGGTCAAGGAAAGACTAGGTCACCAGTCGATCAAGACGACAGAGCGATACTTACATCGCCTTCGTCACAACCAGTCAACGGCAGGGGAACTTGCTAATGACTTTTTGGAGTGATGATGAAACATCTACATAAAAGCCGAGTACTGATCGGTGGGGCTATCTCAGTCCTAGTGACAGGTCTAGGGGTCGTGGCAGGACAGCCACAAGCCGTAGCACCAGTCAAAGCCGAAGCAGTAGTCATATCAAAAAGCACAGTCCGAATGAACACGTTGGCCAAGTACAGCAACGCAGATAGCCTGACCGATCGTGATCTGGTCAAGTTACTAGATGCTGTGGGCTTCGAAGGCAAAGCCTTACGACAAGCGTGGGCAATCGCTAAGAAAGAATCAACAGGACGACCTCTTGCCCATAACGGAAACCGCGATACTGGAGATAACTCTTATGGGTTATTCCAGATCAATATGCTCGGTTCTCTGGGCGAAGAGCGTAGGGATAAATTCAGTTTAGGTTCAAACGCTGAATTGCTCAACCCTGTGGTGAATGCCAAAATCGCTTATCACATGAGCGATGGTGGGCAGGACTGGAGTGCATGGAAGGGAACTAATACTCAGCGAGTCAAGTACTGGCTAAGTAAATTCCCTAAGGCATAAGGCAAAGCCAAAGGCAAAGCCATATCAAAAGCAAGACGGCATACGGGAGCCCCCGTCAGAAATGGCGGGGGTATCTCAGACAAGGAGCATCGTGTACAACAACGACACAAGTACGTATATTAAGAAAGCCAAACAATATGCCAATTCTCACGATCCTCACATGGGCAGTCATCGTGAGTGGGAAGAAACTCCCCTTACTCCAGAGCAAATAGAAGAAATTTTTTGGGGAAGGTTAGTTCATAAAGGTTGGAAGTTAGATTTAGAAAAGAAAATAACAGGAATTGTTCTTCCTTGCCCTAACTGCGAAGAGATTGTAGATAGATATAGAGTTATCAAAGCCACACAAATAGCCAAAATTGTTGGAGATAAGTACATCGCAACAGTCATTGCCATACATAACGGCAAGCCTTGTAAGCCATAGAAGAAGCAATAGCAAAAGCCCCACCAGAAGGTGAGGCTTTAGCCAAAGCAATATCAGAAGTGTTACTGGTTATCTTTAATTAACTTCACTTCGCAGGCATCGGTGGTGCAGTAAGCCTCACCAATAGCATCAGATGCCATACCAGCATAGACACCAGCCAGATCGATAGGAAATAACTTCATTACTCCCTCTGCTTCGTACTCCTCAGCAGTGATCTGTGTGTAAGGCATCTGTGGGTAGACAGCATTACCAGAAGGCAAGAATGAGACAGTCTTAAGTTGACCGTCATACATATGCAAAGCCGTACCAATAGCCGAAGACTCTGTTGCAGGATCAAATGAGATCGTTACTGAGACAGAGTTATCTGACCAATATCTTTGCGCCGTTGCTGCTAGTGCCATCTTCTCGTAGATACTTACATCCTTTTCAGAACGCTTGGCACTTGACTTGATTGGGAAGAAGACAACGCTAGTTGTATCTGGCGATTCATTTGCTGGCTCTACTCGGTAGTTGGCTAATTTAAAGAGTGGCAGCATTGGATCAGAGTTACTAAAACGAATGGCGCGATTGAAGTACTCGCCACCTACAGTCCAGTGAACTCCTGGAGACTCACCTGCCAAGATAGAGACTGTGCCTGATGGCTTAACAGTTGTCATCTTGATGGACTCACGAATACCTAGCCACTCTGAGTATGTGGTGTCGTATGTCTTGATGATTTTGTATCCCTCATCCATCCATTGACGAAGAACTGGCAAGCCCTTGTTATCTGCAAAGTTAGCCACACCAGAGATCGATGTGCCGATGCGACGGTTACGTTGCATGATGGCGTTGGTCTCTTCCCAGTGAGTTGGAAGAAGCGTTACAGTCTTTGCGTAGAGGTATGCAAACTTTAGTGTGCGCTTGAAGTCTTCAAGGTTGTCATGACGATTGAGGTATGTCTCAACCAAGGTGCAACACTCGTAGGACTCTAGTGACTGCTCGGCGCATGGGTTGTACCCTGCGATGCGCCAATCCTTATTGTTCTCTGGGTCTGCAAGACGACCAAACTTCTTTGATACATCCATCCAGATAACTCCTGGCTCACCATTGAGTTTAATTCCATCAACGATGGCATCAAGATCATCTCCTACACTGACAGCCACAGAGTTGTTAGACATCCATCCATGAGTCAAACGCTCTGGATACTTCTCATAATTCTTAAGGTTGAGGAACTCTTCGTCATCAATACGGCCGATAAGTAACTCAGCAGAGCGACGCACGTTGCCAGAGACAACGCAGACACCGATCATGTTGCCGATATCGGCGATGTCACGACGGGTTAGGAGTTGACCTGCACGACCTGCAAACATCTGGTGCAGGTAGTCGTGGAGTTTAATGAGTGGGTCTGGCCCTGCTGCGGTTCCGCCAAATGTCTTAATCGGAACTCCTGCTGGGCGGATTTCTGAGTAGTCAAAGATAGGCTTCTTCGTATCTGGCTTAAGGTAGCAATCGATGATTGCGGCAGTCGACTTGACCCAACCTTCTCTGGTATCTGGGATGACATGTGCAATCTCTCCTTGTGGTTCATAGATAGTAAATTCTTTATCTGCACCTTTATCATCAAATCCCACACCCACACCGAGCATGGATGCCTCCATCAAGAAGGCAAATGGCTTGGATGGTTCTACCTTGTTCATCGACCCTGTCGAGACAAAGGCACAATTTTGTAGGGCTGCTGAGTTGCGTTGAACGTTTACGATTGGTGTACCCATTACCCATAGACCACGTCCAGGTGGAGTCCACTTCAGATTCCAGAGTCGATCGAAGGCCTCCTTTGCAGAGGCTGCTGCCTTGGCATCAGACCAAGGGAGTCGAGCAGTTTTGGCGTGATCTTTCTGGAGTGAGTACATGCCATTGATGACTCTCTCGCATACATCTACCCAAGTCTCCTTAGTACCATCTTCCTTAAGTCGGGAATAGGTTCTGAGAAAAGTAATCTCTCCTACGGAATTTCCTGCTGCATCTTGATAACCGAAGGGCGCTTTCTTTGCCCGATATGGTGCAATAAAATCTTCGGTTAGTTTAAAGGAAAACAACGACATGACCCCTACCATTTCTATAAATGTTCAAATACCCCTCAGTGGGTTGCTTAGTATTACGCTTGGAACCCTACCATGTATATGTCAATAAGGTTGAGTACTTTTCTCAATGCTGGTGGGTCAAACTTCCCTCCACCTTGATCCACTTCACTCCACTTGCTGTTATCAGATCACTATTCTTCAATAGATTCGGAGATGATTCTTGTTACAGTCTCTTCTTTTAAAGTCTCAGGTAACTCTTTCAGTGCTTGAGCACGATCGCCAAAGATGGCTGAGAGAACTCCACCAGCAGATTGGCGCTGGGCTGTGATCTGGATAAACTCTTTATTGGTCTCCATGTCCTTGACTTGACCTACCAATTTGTAGAGACGATCTATTTCTTGGGATAGATTTGGATCGGCATAGCCACCATTCATTTCTTCTGCAAAACGCATAAAAGCCACTCTTTGGCCTTGCATTTCAATGATTGCAGTAAGTAGCGCCTTGAGTTGATCTTTAGTTTTAACCTCTATTGGAAGGTTAAATGCACACATGTTGTCAGGTTTAAATGCTGGGCAGTTGGATGCCACAAAGCAGGTGTTGCACTGACGCAAGGAAGATTGTTGATTGTTGATGACAGGAACATCCTTGAGGACATCGCGGCCTTCTTCATCGGTCTCGACTACAGTCTTCATCTTGACACCAAATACAGGAAGATTTTGCATCTCTTCAGGGGCTCTTTCAACCACTGTATTGGCTTCAGGTTTCCGCACTTCTACATCACTGTTATCAGATGCACCCCCCATCATTTCCATCAAACCACTCAGTAATGGGGTATCGCTGTTATCAGATACTTGGGCGTTCTTACCGCCCTCAATGATGTGGAAATCGGGTGTCTTCTTATCCATGGAGTCCTCTAATCGCTTGTATGACCAGACGGCTACCCTAGTGGATTCGAGGGTACTATCTGCTATGAACTCAGAGTAGTCTAGCCCAGCCTTCTCTACAATTGCCTTGTATCGAGGGCGTGCTTGGTCTTTCATTTTCTTTGGGTAACGGTTTAACTTGGTGCCATCCCAGACGATTGTCTCGCCTCGTCTCATGGGCGAAAGCCATGACAATGTGCTCGCTGTGCTAAATGGTACCTGCCTCAAGTTGTCTGGCTTGGCACATCCGATGGCGTGGAACTTGGTGCCATGAGACCTCTGGAGGGTACGAGTGAGGCTGGCAAGATTCTTAACGGCCTCGATGGTGTCGTTGGGGATGGCAATATTGGAGTAACTTTTAGCCAAGATCTGAAGGTTACTTATACCCTCTGACTCATGCCAGACTACCCATAGTTTAGGGTCGTTACTGAAGAAAGAACGCTGTTGGGCAACCCATTCTTGGCCTAAGACTTGTGAATCAAACTCTAAGAACGCCTCTGCTCTGTCGGCGTTGTTGACAAGAAACTCCTGATAGTCGGCTGCCAGATCAAGTAACTCTTGGCGGGACAGCCCAGCCTTGTCTGCTTGTAGTGCGCCAGACTCAATGTACACTTTGGCCTCTGGCTCAAAGTGCTCTGAGATCAGCCATATCTTAGTCTTGGGTAGCCCACGCTTGCGAAGACCCCAATAGTTGAGCCCCATCGACTCAACCTTCATGCCTTCAAGTAGAGTTCTATTGGAGCCTACTTCGACTCCTGAAAAGATTAAATTCACTAGTCTTGCCAGAATTCTAGACTCTTGGGTGATGCTGCGTCTTTTGATTTAGCAATGTTGACTCGATTAATAGCCGCTTCAATTTCGCCCCATTGTCGAACTTTTTTAGGGGCATCTGGGCGACGTTCTACGGCTAGATACCCAGGATTCATAAACATAACTGCAGGGATTCCCTGCTCTTCAAATACCCATGCACACATTAAAGGATCGGAGTCTACGTACATCTCAATGGGTGCACGAGAACGGCTCATAACAAACTGGCGTTTCTTTAGGTCTTCTCCCTCTAAATGGAAAGAGTAGTCAATCAAATCATCGTAGTTGATGATTCCGTGAGAGTTGAGCCAGTGCTGTGCGTCCTCTGTCTTACGGGAGGTCATAATTGCCACTCGGTTGTTTATGTTGAGGGCATAGTAGAGCGCTACTCCTGCTCGGATTGGTTCTCCAGAATCCGAACTAAGTACGCCGTCTAGTGATACGAGTATGTTCACGAGTTATCCTATTCTGGTGTCCAATGAACCTTTTTATCAGAAGTTATATGACCAACACGTTTGATAGAGTCGGGCTTTATAGGTCCTTCTGAACTTTTTGCTTTATCTTTAAAAATCTTTCCTTTACCACGAATCACGTACTCATCAGGAATTGCATTTGAAGATACGGGTACTTGATAGATGTCTGAATCAGGGATAGCATGCTCTTCTACATGTTCTTTAGCATTGAAAGTAAACACTTTGTTATCTCCTCGTGACCAAGAGGAACGTAGCCCTTCTTTTTCAATGTTTTTTCTGTTTTTCTTATGGGAGATATGGAACCCAAACTGTTGTTCGTTTAGATTACTCATCCTTTTGCCCTATATGTTGCTGCTCTTCTAATTAGGGTCTGAGTATCAGGCAGTTCAACGCCATATGTGCTAGTTGCTTGTTGCGCTTTGTACGCTGCCCAGTACTCAGACATCTTTTTTAGGGTTGGTACGGTTCCGTACTTCTTACCCGCTTGCCATCTGTAGTTATAGAAGTCTGAGTAGCCGTAGCCGCTCTGACCAAACGCATATCTGCGTGACTGATGGATATCTTGAAATAATAGTGATGCTTGCATCAGTGTGGCTTGCAAACGAGACTCTGCATTACGGCGTGCTGGATCATTCTGTGCATTCTGTAGATCAGTTAGCGCCTGTGAGTAACGACTTACGATGTCTGCAGTCTTTGCTCGATCCCGCTCTGCAAGTACGTCACCTACCTTACTGTGAGGAACACCTTGCTTTGCAGGAAATACTGTCCACTCGTTATGGGTAAGGCTGTAGGCAGCGTAAGGATTGATACTGCGAATATCTGTAGCGCCAGGATTTACATAGAAAGTAACTTCAAAGCCATTCCACTCCTGTGTATCTGGCTGTAGGTTCTCTCGGAAGTCTTCGTTGAGCATCTTGCTGATCTCTACATCTGACAGGCCGTGATAGTCTGGGTGTGCTTTGCGGAACTGTATGTAGTCCACACCAATCAAAACGTCGAGGTCTTTAGGGTAGCGCTGTGCGGACCACTGGTAGGAGACAGCAGAACCAGCAATCCAAACGTTAGTCCAGAGGTCTGCATGGCGGTATTTATCACCCAAGAAATCAAAGAGCATGTGAAGAATGCCGTTACGAACCCAGCCCTTGAGAGTTACATTAGAAAATAACTCTGGGTCTAGGTCCTCTTCTGGAGCCGAAAAATAGGATGTAGAAGTCTCCTGTATATCAACAGGGGCTACATACTTGCCTAGTCCATCAGAACGATTCATGGACTAATTCTATGGCTATTTAGGCTTGCGGTGTCTCTATGCCACGATCGCTTAGTGCTGATCGTAACTTGGCTTTGATCTCTTCAGACTCATCTTTTGGCTGCAAAAGAGGTGCAAGAGCACGAGCCACACGATCTGCAAGCAACTGGCTCTCAATATCAGTTACCAACTCCTTGCTGCATCCAAAGACGTCATAGGTAGTGGCTTGACGGCGTGTGGTCTCATCTGCTGGGTGTAGGTGAGTTGACATAGTTCCGTCAGCGTTGATTACTACGGTATAGGCTGCTTCAATCATTTTGTCTTCCATTAACGTAATCCTTCCATAAGTTTCTGCTTGCGTTGTGCTACACCGATCGCTACTGGACAAAAATCGCATAGGTAAGTTTTTTGTCCTGGGGAATCTTTGTACTTTTCCATACCTTCTGCTTGGCGCTCTTTCTCTGTCTTAGGGATAAGCATCTTGTCAACGTCGTGCCAATCAGAGCAGCCATCTTTAGGTTGGTTATGGCGACGATAACATGTCATTGCATCATCCATAAAAATAGATCGTGAGTCATAAAAGGTGTCATCGATCTCTGCAAGACCTTTGGAACCGCCACCTTTAATCTGGCGAATGATCTCTTGCTTTGACTTGGTATCAGCCCATGAACGAAGAGGCAGAACAAATAACTTGCCCTTATGTGGCTCTCCTGATGGGAATACGTGGTTCTCACATGCAACGGCCAAGAGCATATCTAACTCTGGGTCACCGTCGTATGGAGGAAGTTCTTCTAGTGATTGGCAGACAAGGCAAAATAGCAAACGAAACATAGGCTCATTTGCTTCTGGCTTCTTTTGTCCAAGAATAGGTACGTTACTCACAGTGCTCCTTGTAGTAGTCCGATTATTCTAACAGATTGCGGAACTTCTTTTATTTTCCTGTTTTGTACTGAATTCTTTGGGAGGACTCGTCGTAAGGACGCAACTCTGTGTAAGCCCATGAGGGTTTTCCAGTACGCTCTGCGTGAGCATCGACTGCTCGCCGCATTGCTGCACGACCTTGAGGACTGCCTAGATCATGGTGACGAATCTTTTGGTTGTCTGTGCCCATACCACCATTGGTGATGTAGTACTTGGTAGCACGATTTGGAACCGTAGAAGCCATAACTACATCTTTCCAAACAACGCTTGGCCAATTACTCGTGATGCATTTGTCTGTTTTGCATGCTTTTCGTAGTCAAAATTTGGGTCAACGTGAATCATCCCGCAAGATGGGCATGGATTGTTCATGTCAACTTTACGATTAGAATCTTTATTGCGGTCTGGGACGGTGGCAGCCATTAATATTTTCCTTTTTTTATTGATGGGTACTTTTTCTCATTAGGATTCTGTGGTCCACGAGGATTTTTTGGTCCACGAGGAGGTTGACTTCCAGCAGCAGCGGCTTTCTTTACTGGCTTCTGCGCTGGCTTAGTTCTACTACTTTCAAAGAAAGCACGATTACGCCCAGACTCATTTGGGTCAGATATTGTTGCTGCTGGCATAGCGACCTACTGATAACCTGCTGCTGAACGACTTCTTATGTGCTTTTCTTCTCTAACAAAGGATGGCTCTGCGCCTTCTCTTTCGCCATGAGCCATAGAACTAATTCGATCGTTAGGAATAAAGTCATGAAACGAACCGCGTCTTGTCACAATTCCTGCAACACCTTTTTGAGTTTCAGGCCTTACGTGATCGTAGGTATGCATTGTGTGAGGACTATCAGGTCGAGCAGAATCACCATGCCAAACAAAATGTTGATAGGAGTCTCTGTGTTGAGGCTGGTTCATCCATGAGTTTTGAAATGATTCAGCCTGAGCGTGTGCATCTCTGTGACCACTAACGCTGTACCACTTTGAGTCCGCTGGGTACTCACGAAGAGCGGGAGTTGTAGTAGACCCAAATTGCTGAGGATTAAGTGTCATAACTATTTACCTTCCAAATACTTTAGGTTGAAATTTTTGAGCAGGTTTTGCAGGCATCTTTGTAGGCATTGGAGCAGGCTTACCTGCTATTCCACCAGTTGCAGGCATCTTTGTAGGCATTGGAGCAGGCTTACCTGCTATTCCACCAGTTGCAGGCATCTTTGTAGGCATTGGAGCAGGCTTACCGAATTGCCCAGAAGACATGAATGACATAATTACTTACCTGGGTTTACCTTGTTTGGATACTCAGATGTATTAAATCCATATCCATAGAATGGGTGCAATGTTTGACGGTTGTTTACTGTCGCAGAAGAGTCCATTGTTACTTCTGTATCTGGACGTGCCTTGCGATACTTTCCGTCTGTGGCTCCCTCATCAAGGGATGAGTTCATTGAGCGTGATGTGTTAACGGCCATAATTATTTAACCTTCTTTGATGCTTTTTGCATTTGCTCAACATCTTGAGCGCCTTCTTTGTAACGATCGCCGCGATCATCTGGGTTGTAGCGAGAAGTGTTTTTCCATCCAGCCTCACGTGCTGCATAGTGAACGTCACGACGCTCAGACTTTCCTTCTCCTGCTGTCCAAATGTCCTTGCTTAGATCAGGCATTGCCTTGATACCACGAGCACCTGCTGCAGATGCTTTTGCAAGAGCCTCAACTTGTGGGCTCTTAAACTTTACACGACGGTCTCTAAATAACATTAGATCATTCTACCTTTCACTCTTTTTGCATTGCGCTGAGTTACACAGGACAGGCAATGACCTCGATTGCTTAGAAATTCTACGGGATTCATAACAACTCCGCAGGTTGGACATGGGGAAGATCCATTATATTTTGTGGCATTTTCTGCGATCTGGCGAGCCTGTAACTCCATGATCAGCATGCCGTCTCCGTCATCAGCCACGATGGTTACCTCCACAGTAGTCGCAACCTTCTCCAGCGATTGCTGACATACGGTCATATCTATCTTGGAAATCGTGCTTCTCTGCGTATTCTTTCATTGCAGCGTCTTGACGTGCCTTATTTTCTGCTCTAATTTCTAATCGATTAGAGCGAAGATCCATACGTCTTGGTGTGTTAGCCATTAGACACCTCCCAGTGCGTTACGTGATGCAGCCTGATAGCCAGAGACGCCACCAGAGAACCAGGATACACGTGGTTCAGTGTAATTTCTGTCAATAGTGACAATGTCATCGATACCTGGCTGTGAGCGATCACCATAGCCATAACGTGGTGGGAATAGTTGAATCTGTGGCAGAGGTGGGCGAACCATCGCTTGAATGTCTGCTCCTGGAATGTTCATAACCATCAAAGCCTGTTGTGTAAGGCGCTCAGCATTGGTTGCCCAAGGCCCTTGATAAGAATACTTTTTGGCAACGGAGTCTGGCCTTACAGGAGAACGGAACTCGTTCCAAGGCTTAGTACGATCGTATTGACCGTCAGTGTGCTGTGTCATTAGAAGGGCAACTCCAATTGTTTACTAAAGTTAGCCTTACGAGTTTTTTCTTCTTTTAGTGCTTCAGGGTGCGCCTTTGCTCGTTCTTTCTTTGCAGGATTTGGATCATCTCCTGTCATCTCACGTGTGCTTGCCCAAGACGCTTCATTCATCATTCGAGATGGAACTGTAAAGTGAAGGTTGTTTTCTGTTTGGATACGTTTTGCAGCCTCATGCACAGAATCTTGCAGTACTGCATGCTCAATTCCAGTAGCAGTAATTTTTTTGTCACCTTGAGCAACTGGTCCTTTAGCACTCATGTTCAAATCACCAGAGGCAGCGTAAGGAGCGCCGTGAGGTTGAGCATACGCAATTCGACGATGATGCATATCAATTGGTGTTGGGGCAACGTTAGACAGGTGACCTTCATTGGAACTACGAAGACCATAAAAGTCGATCATGTGCTGTCCACTGCTTACTTTTCCAGTCAATACGTCATGGATATTTGCAGCACGCATATTGTACTCTTGATGTTCTGGAGAACCCACACGTGGTGCCTCTGCGTGTGAAAGAGTGTAACTGGCAAACTTAGGAGCGTTGTACGGGTCTAAACTAGCGCCTGTCTGTAAAACAGCGTGTGCTGCAGAAATATTTTTGCGTTGTCCACCAAACCCAATTTCGTCTAAGTCAACATTCTTTAATCCGTGTTTAACATCGTCACGTATTTTTGGATCGGTTAAAGCGGAAGCAACTTCTGGGTGTACATGTGAGTAAGGAACTGTTTTGCCAATATCTTCTTGAGGAATTCTGTAACTGCCATCGATTACCGAGTGAACTTTGCTTACTAGTTCTGGGGTATAGGTCACAGATCCTCGGTCATGAGCACCTAAGAGAGCAGACAAAGACCGTTTTTCATTTTCTGGTCTATTTTTGTAACTAAGTTTAGCGGTAGCCCCAAAAGCGGTGACAGGGTCAACTGAGTGTCCTTGAATGACTTTATGAATTGGATCAGCATTTTGAGAATAAAAATCAACCCCATGAATTGCTTCGCCTTCTCTAGGGTTTAAAGCGGCATTTTTAAAATGCTCCATATGACCACGAACGGCGTCTTCATGACTGTAGGGCTTATCAACAGCGCCTTCATCTAACGCTTTTTTTGATCGTTTGGCTTTTTGACGAACCATAGGACTTTTGTGACTTAAATTTTTTTCTGAAGAGAGAGTTTCAAGTTGTCCACGAATGTTCATGGTGTGCTTGCTTACTGCATCACGAGCAGCG